AAACTAGAAAACAAGCAGTAAAAGTTTTAGCATCAGGTAAATACAAATTTATAAAAAATACTAAAAAGAAAAATGGTAATTCAACTAAAAAAGGCGGTATTAGAAAAACTGCTAGGAAAGCATATACAGGTTTGAAAAAGAAAGTTGCTAAACGTAAAACTAATAAACCACGTAATGGCAAGAATGGTGTGAAAGGCTTAAAATCTATTACATCTTCTAGTACACTTAAAAAAGTTGCATTAGGAGTCGGCGGTGCAGCAATTGCAACCGCAGTTATTTCAATGATAATGCCTAATTCAGCAATAGCCAGGTATGCCGGACCAATTGGCGGTTACGCTATGGGCGGTATAGAGGGAGTCTTAGGAGCTATGGTTTTACCAATGGTAGCCGGTCAAGCAGGGGGAAACGCTAATGTAACCCCGGCTATGGAGGTACTATAATGGCAGTTCCAATTATGAGACAATACACAAGAATAGCCCCAGGTGCAATCAATGTTTTTGCATTGGCTACTGACGACGTCACACTTTTGCCAGTACAACAATTAAATAAAGATAATTCGATCATTGATTTTGTAAATGCCGTACAACCATTAACAACAGTACAATTTCAAACTAGACTTTTCATTAATAATTTAGAAGCAGGTCCTACATTCTTCTCTGCGAACTCTGACCCAGCTTCTGCAGGTAGAACCGTTCCAGGTCCGCTCAATATTTCTGTAGCTGGTGGTGCAGGGGGAAAACAATTATCTTATTCAGCAGCACAAACAATACTCGGTGGAGGTTTACAGAATTATCAGTTCATTATAAAATATGCAAATATGTTCTAGGGGTTTTTAAAAAATGCCTACAGTCATTCAAGGTTTTGAAGTCTTAACAAAACCTGCAGATACACAATTAGAATCATTTCCTGTTTTAATTACAGTACCTGCAGCTGCACCAGGTAATCTTAGAATTATTACATTCCCAACAGAGTTTAATGCAATTGCAATAAGCCTTCAAATTGAGAACCAAGATGCAGCTAATGCCGCTAGCTACAGATTAAATTCATCTATAGGTCCTATGGTTAATTTACCAGCATCAAACTTTCGTTCATTTTCAAATATGAATATTGTTTCAGTAACCGTTCAACCAGGAGCTGCAGGTCCAACAATCATATCAGGTCAGATGGCTGCCATGCCAAAGTCTAAACCGTTGGTGGGTCTTTAATTTGTCGTTTGGTGGGGGTGGCGGAAGTACGGGTGTATCAGCTCACACCCATTCGAATGCGGTAGGAAATGGAGGATCATTAAGTACAAGTGAAACATTGATTGCAAATGGTAATATGTATAGTAGAATTTTGGTGGGCGTTTAGAATTGAAATTAAAAAAAGAGTCCAAAAATGAATTAGAAGTTGAAGGTTTACTCGAATCCCCAAGATGGTATAAAATTAAATGTAAATGTAATCACGATAATGTAGAAACCGAATTTCCTATTGCAAACTGTCTTCATTGTAAGTTTCAAAAATCAGAAAAATCAATGTTAGATGTAATATCAAAAGGGCAATTTAAAATGGGAAAAGTAACAATTAAAAAAATTAAAATTCACCGTGGTGATAGGTATCAAGAGATACTGGGATGGTTCAACATATGACATCCGGAGATCCCTTTCAAATTGTATGGGCTGCAGGTAGTGGTACCGCTTTTTCTTATACATTAGCTGCTGCAACTAATGTCTGTATAACCCATGCTACGTTTGCCGGAGCTGGAAATATTGAATTAAACACTTGGGTATCAGCTACTAGCGGAAATTATGCAATATTAGAAAACGCTATTAGCCCAGCTCATGTGTCCTATAAAGTAATTATTATAGGAGGTCAAACATTAAACAAGACTCACGCCAATATGGATACATATGGTTGTGTATTGACAGGAATTGAATTATAAAAAAAAGGTATGCATAGTATGTCTTTTCACATACTATAGATACTATTGAATGGTCCATGGTGTATGACAATAACAGCAGCGTGCAGTACCATTAGGTAAACAACAACTAATTTGAAATGAATGTTGTCTTCGATAGTTCTTAGATGTTTGTCGGCATACCCAGGGTCTTTTCATGCTTCTATTACTTCCTTACATTTTGGACATCTATCAAAAATATTCAAGCTTTTTGACAAAATTATTCCACAACTACCACACATTGATTTTTCCATTTGGTAAGTTACGGTCCTAATTCGTGCCATAGGTCTCTCTTAGTTTTTGAATTGTGTCTTTTGTTTCCAGGTCATTACTTACAGTATCATAGCAAGCTTTACAATATCGGATTGTACCAAATACCATTGTAAAACTATTCCTGGTGCATCTACTGCAAGTTCCATGTTCATAAGTCATTATATTTTTGTTATTTTCTTTTTTTAAAAACCTTGTGGTCAATTTTTTCATTTTTTTTCATCACATTCAAATACAACACTAACATTAACATGTTAACAGTCGGACATGTATGTCCTCCTGTAGTCAATTTTGAATTTTTTTTCATTGTTTTTAATGTCCACAAAATCACGCACGCTTACAAGCTAGTGGAAATACAGGTGTCTGGGGGGGTTATATGGACCATAACAAGTAAATAATAAGTAAATGTAAGGTAATATAGTATGTATGAGCAGCTCTTACCCTATATTATCCTGGCTTGTGTTGTATTTGGTGGCTTGTGTGCCGTTGTTACTACTAGGAATGTCACACGAAATGCACCAATATCTAGTAAAATTAAAAGACAATACGATACTTACATTGCAGAACTTGAAACGACCAATAAACGTTTAACGGGCAGAGTCAACCAGGCTAAAAAAACCATATCGGTTACTGCAGACGAAGCTGCAGACCCTTTTAGTGCAATTGCAAGTGTTATCGACCAGATAGCCCCCCAGCTTCCAGCATCAATACGACCTCTTTTAAAGAACAAAAATGCTATATCATTTATCGAGAATTATGTTAAGTCAAACCCAGATACAATTAAATCAATTGTGGAAAAATTCACCAGCAAACAAGGGAACAATGCAGCACCCGAGAAAGCAGTTGACCAATCAACCTTGTAAAACTTGTGAAGATACAGAATTTCCTTATTTACCAACAGGACAAGTAATTACTAATGATGTTGGAGCTTCAGGTGTTGAGAAGTTTATGCTACATGATTGCCCTACGTGTAAAGGGGAAAAATATATTTACTCGAAAGATTAAATAAAATAATGGTAGTTACAAGTTTACTTACTAAAATTTTACCAATTGCAGCAGTAGGTTTAGGAATTGCTTTTCTTTATAATGTCATAAATAAACCAGGACAAGCCTCAGAATCTGCTGGTGCATTAGGACAAACTTTGTTTAGTGTTGGCGGTGGTCTGGGTAATATTGGGGGGGGAATTAATGACTTTTTATCAGGTATTGGTACAGGATCAGCAAAATTATTAGATCCATTATTTACTTTAAAGACTTTATTTTATGGGGATAATTCGCCCCAAGCTATATTTCAAGAAAACGCAGATACTGCATCTAACACAACAAGAACTGACCCAGTAGTTAATACTGCATCAGACCAACCAGGGGTCACACCAACAAGTCCAGCAGGTAGCACAGTAACACATTCATCAAGCGGTTATACTTCAAGTCAAAACGCAACAACATCAGGCGGTTTAAGTCCTGGCGGATTTACACAAACCACAACAAGCACAAACCCATCATCAAGCAGTTATAGTTCAAGAGCTGCAGGTAGGTCCACAAGATTTGGCTAATAAAACAATAACCATTAAAATGAAAAATGGTAAAACTAGAAAACAAGCAGTAAAAGTTTTAGCATCAGGTAAATACAAATTTATAAAAAATACTAAAAAGAAAAATGGTAATTCAACTAAAAAAGGCGG